ATGAGTAAAATTGATGAATCGAACAATGAAACAAAGCAGATTAGTGTTGTTCTTGGTCTGCAAAACGCGTCACTGGAACAACGGCTTGTATTTCAAATCATGGTTGCACCGGAAATGTTGAAAGTGTTAGATCAATATGCCGGGCTTCTGGCGGTCGCACCGGATGTAATTAAAGTGACAGCAGAGCCTAAAGAGAGTGTTTAAAGAAAGAGAGGATAAGAAAAATGGCTAAATTGATTGGATATGCAGAAATGAAGAAAACAGAGGGAAAAATTTGTTTCACGGTAGAAGATGGCAAGGGTACCGTTGTTGGTCAGTCCTGTGAAAAAGTGTTCCTGTATGGTGATGTAGCAAAAAAGATTAACAACGGTTTTGTCGGGAAAGAGGTCTCTTTCTCGTATGGCTGTGGTTATAATGGCAAGGCTTTTGTTACTGATGTAACTGTTCGGTAGTTATCGCAAGGCGGTTTCTATAAATATAACATAGGAAAGAGAGGTAGAAAGATATGGGTACAGCTATGTTGGCCGCTGCTGAAGCTGGCACACTTACCAGTGGCGTATCTTCTGTTATGGGCGTTGTTTCAATCGTAATGACAACCATTACAGATAACCCGATTCTGACAGCGTTTTTCGTTGCTCCTATTATCGGTGTTGTTATCGGTGTTGTTCGCAAGCTCCGTGCAAAATAAGGTGCCGGAAGAGAGTAACGCGGGGCGTATGCTCCGCGTTTTCTTTTTAAGAAAGTGAGGGAATTTATGAAAGTAAAAAAGCTAACAAAATATGAAAAGAAACAGAAAAAATATGGACACAAAAGGGTACTTCTTCAATTTGCAATGGTGTGTGCGCTAGTCTGTTCCGTAGTACAGTGGATACCGGAACGTGTTTCTGCGTCAAGTGGTACTTATGCATTACAACGGATTGGATGTGCTAACGATATTTACGCAAATCGAAAGTATACCACAACATATAATTTAGTGGGGGATACAGATGCTCGGGCTTTTTGTGTAGTGAATTCGAAGTGTACGTCTTTTAAATTTTTTATTGTATCTAAAAGTTCTTTTAAAATTTCATGGTCGTTGTTCGAGGATGGAACAGAAAATATTAGTACGGGAACGAGTGACCTGACAGACTCTTTGATAGTGTCTGGGGACAAATATTATTATTATAGTTGGGGTGCTACTTCTCGTCCTTATTGGGATTTTAAACTTCCCGGCGCGGAATATACAATAATCTCTGATGAATCTCATACAGATGATGAGTATATTAATTCATTTATGACACGACAGTCGATTGATGGAACAACTATTACAATGAGTACAGATACAGCGGATATTATGGTAGAAGCTACGAAAGGTCAGATTGACAATCCAATTGAGGATGATGAAGAAATCGGTATTCCAGTTATCACGAAACGTCGGTATACTACGGTTTACCATGATACGGATACTGGAAATGCAAGTGACGGAAAAGAAGATATTGACGATAGTCAATTTATTTTTGATTGGTCAAATAAGACAAGCACTGGGTTTAATCTTAAAAAAAATAAATACCATATGACGCGTATCCAGATAAAAGTGCAGTCTAAGTGTGTAGTCTATAGCGGTTTTAGTCACAAAACGGTAAAAAAGAGGTTTGATAATTATGGAGAAATGAGTTCAGATATCAAGTCGGTTTTGGTAGATGATACACCTTATTCCATCGAGTACGGAACTGTAAAAAGTATGTTGCCTAAAACATTTTCCGAAAAACATAACCCTTTGTATGTCGGACGTAATTTTACGTTTTATTTCCGTGTTATGTGTAATGAATCTGCGTCCGGTACTGGAAAATGGCATTGTGGGGCGTGGCGTGCTGTTGGTCTTAATGCTTCTACTACGCAAGACCAGACGGATGAATCTTCTAACGGTCATATTGATTCTGACGGAAATTATACGAAAGATCCGGATGATGGACATAATAATAGTGACTCCGATTCTTCTACCGTTGATGATAAAGAAGATGCAAAAGACCAGTTTAAGGATGATCAGAAAAATGGTGTTACTAATGGTAAAAATGATAGTTCCGGCTTCGAATGGTCTGATCTTAAAAAACTTGTAAATGAGTGTAAGGAAGTTCCTGCCCTTATTAAGTCCATATTTTCATTCTTGCCGGATTGGGTTCTTGTATTCATCGCTATTGGGTTCGGTATCTGGATATTCGTTTTAATCAAACGTGCGATAGTGTGAGGTGTGAAATGGAATATTGTAGTGAGTTTATATGTTATCCGCCTAAACGGTGTACATCCGGTTTTTTGATTGATTGCCAAGCAGAAAATAATCATTGTGTTTATTCTGAACCATGCTCCATCTGTGGAAGAAAGGAAAGTTGTAAAAAATGGAAACAATTAAAATGATGTTGCTTTATGGATTCTATTTTGTGTGTTCGGTGGGAGAGTGTTTCTATGGGTGATCTGACAGTGGTATTTAAAGCTATTGCAAAAATGATAACTATGTATTTGAACATGAAGGTGTCAATAGGCGGTCATAGTGCCAGTGTTGGGGCTATATGCATATGGATAGTGTGCGCGGTGTTGATTATTAGCTTCATTCGTGGTATGACAAACTAAAAAGGAGAAAAAATGAGTGAATCGAAAACATTTAAAGAAGATTACGCGGAAGTGTTTCCGGCTGATAACACGGAAATGCATGAGAGTAGTCCGGGCATATTTGAAACTGTAAATGGTACAGAGGTTATGGAAAGTACGGAAGTGGTTTCCGGTTCTGCTATATCTGCCGATGTACACGCAATAAGCAATGATGTACATATTATCATGGTATTTGCAATCGTTACTTTCGTTATGTCTTGTATGCGTGCATGGCGTAATAATGCAACAAAGGGGGTGTAATATATGGATGCATTAGTTGATCTGATTCTAAACGGTTCTGCGGAACTGGATGCTCCGGCAATCGTCCGGCTGATCGTTGTTGTAATGGCACTGGAACTGTTCAGTGTGGCTTGTGGCTTTTTAGGGGGTATGAGGAAATGAAATACATGGTTTTGTTTATTGCAATTTTCAGCATTACGGATCTTTCTTTATGCTTTATAGCTATTGTTTTGGATTATTTGGATGAAAAGGAAAGGAATATATGACAACTTTAATTCTGATTGTAGCCATGTGCATACTGTTGTATTGTTCTGTGATCGCTCGTCTGATCATTTGCCACCCTGTTAAAACGGTTGCATATGGTGTCAAGGATTTTATATATTACATAAAGCATAGGCAATTTGACTACTATGAAGCTGGTGTTTTAAACTGTTATTGTGCGCATTTTGGTGGTGGTAAAACGCTTTCTATCGTGCATTATGTCAACCTATTGTTTAAACGGTATAACAATAAAAAGGTGTGGGATAGGGGTAGAAAGAAATTTGTTACCCAGAAAATACATATAATCAGTAATGTTGATCTGAAAAGTGTTCCGTATGAACCGCTTACGTCACTTTCCCAGATCGTAAACTGTGCGTACCATGATAAAGCTATTGATGATCAGATGGATACAAGAACTGTTGTCCTTGTGGTTCTGGATGAAGCAAGTGTACAGCTTAATAGCAGATCATTCAAAACAAACATTGATCCAACATTTTTGAATACCTTGCTGACAAGCCGACATTATCATATTAGCTTTCTTTATAGTAGTCAGAAATTCAAGCTGACAGATGCACTCATGCGTTCGGTCACGCAGAAATGTATCAATTGTGAAAAAGTATGGCGGTTTATGGTGCAGAATGAATATTCTGCCGATGAACTGGAATATGCGTCTGATCCTACAATGGTAAAACCTATTAGGCGTACCGGTTTTTTCGTAACCAATAAGGACTATGATAGTTATGATACGCTAGCCTGTGTCGATAAGCTGAAAAAAGCAGTGGATGAAAACGACATGATGACGGAAGAACAAATTTTAGCAATGCGCGGTGATCTGAACCCGAACAATGATAACATAGCGCATACGTCCAGACGGTTCAGGAAACGTTATAAGAAAATGAAATGATTTGACAAAAAGTAACAGACTCCCTATAATGATTATATCATTACAAGGGGGGTTTTGTTATGGGAGAAAGAAATTGTAATAATTGCGGTAACTATAGACCGTCTGATGATTACCGAAATACAGAACGAAGTGATAGAAAAATGATGATTCCTGTTATTATAACTTTATTGCTGTGTGTAATTGCATACTTAGGTTGGCAAAATTATGATTTAAAACAGAAATATCAAAATTGTATTTCTGTAGATTCTGACGGTAATATGTGGTTTACAAAAGGGGATTCTAGTGAACTGGTTACTCCATCCAATATCTGGGAAGAACTTAACAAACTGGGTGTCGATAATATTGAAAATTATGAAGAATAGCAAATAACAGAAAATGCAATGTCTGCGGTTCTGCGCGGATAGCTTGCGCGCGCAGACCGCGACTCTCATCTGGTGCGCAAAAAAATAAGGGGCTTTCGCCCCTTAATCTGTTTCTGCGAAAATGAAAAAAGACTTACGAACTGTGTTGTTGTCGTAAGTCTCTTTTTGTTTTTCTTTAAGAAATTTGTTTGCATCCTCATTGTATCGAAAAGAACCGATTAAAGTATTGAAAGGTTCAATTCCTCGTAGCTCCAGACGTTCGTAAACTTTATATTTCAAAATCATATTCGTTTCTCCTTTTTGTGTATTCTCTGTATGCTGTGTATGCTTTGCTTGTAAAATAGCGTTCTTGTTCAAGAGTAAATACATTTATATCGCGTGCAAAATGTATCAAGTCGGTTGCTCCGAAATAATAACAATCTGCCATGGTATCCAACTTTTGTTTTGGTATTTCTCCAATTTCCCATTTGATTCTTTCTATCAGTGTTTTTTTCTCGATTACTTTCATAATTTCCTCCTTAATTCAGAATTTCATCAATTGTTTTTTCGGTTACATTATAAAATCTTTTCATGCAATTCATGAAAAGATCGTATGCCATCATAGGCGGGTAGTTCTTAGTTATGTAGAAAAGACAAAGTTCTGTGATTTCTTCATAGCTCAAAATGTCTGTTGCTTCGTCCAGATCTTTTACGTTGTAAGCTCCTTCATACTCATTTACTGCTGAAATGATGATGTTTTCAATTGTGTTCATAGTTTCCGCCTTTCCGTGACTTGACTGGTCACTGTCCTTTGATAAGTTGTTAAGTTCGTGCGTGCGCACTTGCTCCGGTGGCTACACGTGGAATCAAGCCCCGTAGTACCGCGTAGCGGTAGATCACAAACACGACAACATAACGGATTGCAACAAGTGTGTTTGTGATCGGGCTCGAATCCATGTGATACAATGAAAAGACTGCGCGCCCAGACTATTTTGTGCACGGTGAAACCTGTGATTTTTTGATAAAGTGGAAACGGCATTTGATGTGTAGTGCCTGTGATCTGGTCATGATCTAATGATAAGCTGGTTAGTATGTCCGTAAAAACATATGATCGCGCTCCCGGTTATCCGCTCATAGTCTCCGCCGACTCGTTAACGTCCAAGCGGTAGGAGGGGTTAAAGCGCGCTACTTTAACAAAACTAAAATTTATAAATTAACAATTATGCTGATCTGGATAAGAAATGAACCTTTAAAGATTTATCTGTTGTATTGTGTAACTTACATAAAAATGTTTCGTTCTGCAGTTATAAGAATTTAGTAATATATGCTAAAGATTATACAAAAAATTAAAAAGTAATTGCCAAGGCGTTCGCGGTGTGCTATTATGATTTTGCTTAGGAGAACTATTCGTTAAACTTAGGTTTTGCGAATAGTTACATGCCTAACTTTCCATACCCTGCATGGCTTTCAGACCATACTTTTCCGCAGATGTGACATATTGTTTTCCCTTGGCACTTGCAAGCATCTGGAAGCTATCATACGCATTTCTAAGATCATCCGTCTGAATGAACTTATAATTACTGTGCGGAATCTTGCGTTTTTTCATAACATCAACTTCATGCAGGAATTGTTCATAATCATCCACGTCATATTTACGCAGTTTCGTAACGCGCCCAAAATAACCGCGCCTGCACTCAATTACATGAGTACACAATTCACGAATAGTTTTGTCAACACGACCAAAACGCTGTGCCGTTCCCACAATCTGTTTACCATTTCCCTTACGGTTCTGTGTCAACATAGTCACCAGTTCGAAAGGGAAATTTTGATAGTCACGAGAATTGAACTCATTCTGTATTTCATCATAGCCAAAAATCACAGGTTTGTCATAATCTGACAGTAAATCGCGCCAGTGCGTCAGCTTAAAATCTTCATCCCGAAAACCATAATTCGTGCATATGTATATCTTATCACCATATTTTTTCCGCATACGTGTTAAATATTCCGTCAATGCCATAGTTTTTCCTTGTCCGTACAATCCACAGTACAGCCATATACCATACAAATGTATTTTCCGAGGATATTTAAAGTACTTGTAAATATCCCTGCACCACCACGGCAGAACACGAAACAGGAACGGCAACCAAAAGCCAAGCACGAGCACCACAACAACCAATCCAATCATTTTCAAAAATCCCATTTTTTCATTTTCTCCATTCTTTATTTTTTCTCGTACAACACCACGTTACAGTCTAAATTTAGTGCACGGTGGCAAACAAGCCGGATTCCATGCCACAAGAAACCAGATGTGCCACCGCTATTTTTAAATACTTCCACCGCTAGAAGCCGATCACGCAAAAAACGCGTGTCGGGTCTCATGTCCGCTTTCAGACGGTTTATCACGTTCTCCGAGACATTCCGACTATTAAGTTAATGGAAGAAGTTTCCAAATAAATATAAGTAATCCCGCCGTAGCCTTTAACCCTATCCAAAACATGGCAGACGCAAGCACCGCAAGAAAGAGGTCTGCACCCATGATATACTGACCATACTGCACACAGGTAGCCAGTGCACCAATCAGATCAACAGGCAGTGACAAAATTTGCATACCTGTCAAGACTCCACAAAGGATATTGACCACCGAATTTACAAAAAACATAACAATCATCATCAATCCCCCTTAGTCGTTTCATTCTTGTCACCACCCTGCGTCATGGCACGGATACCGCCTACTATAGATATGGCAGGCTGACCGATAAAGCCCAAGAACTGATTGACATTAAACAGCACCAACAGCAGGGCGATAAATCCACGTATAATTGAGCGGAAATACCCTCCCCCCTTCAACACAAGGCTTGCATCCAATATCGTCACTTTTTTCCCATACAGCGTACACGTTACATCCCCAAACTCTTTCGAACCCGTAGCCAAACTGGTAAGCTCATACGAGTACAACAACCCACCGAACGCTGATTTCAGTTTATTCAATGCCTTATCCATTTCCCCATCTTTCGGAACAAACAGATTCTTGATAAATTCCCCCACCGCTTCTGGGATAGCAAGTATCCCATCAATAATTTTTCCCAACGTATCGCTAAAGGCATTAAATATCGTAGTACCAATTTTTTTGAGAACCTTTTTAACAAATTTAAAACTTGTTTTAACAAAATCAATAAACGGCTTAAAAAAATCATAAACCTCACTTGCTATTTTACCCACCTTATCAGCTATCGTCTGTAATGCCGTTTTAAAGGCATCAAATATCAATGCAGGGAGTTCCTTAATTTTGGCAAGAATACCAGACAACCAATTAACAATGCCATCCAAAATACCGCCACTGTCAGAATTTCCCTTGTCTGAATCCTCACCACCTTCGGTAGTTCCTTGATGCTGTCCGTCCAATTTAGCGGTTGCGAAAAAAAAACCGTGTCAGTAGAATCACAAACCCATTTATTATCCACAACCTTAGCAGTACCGCCTTTTACATCATAATTCGACCACAACAATTCTGTACCATAATACGAAACAAGCTTATCTTCCTTAGCCGTAGCATACGAAAAATCTGTATGATAATAGTATGAACCATTTCCCCCCTTAATTATAGCATCACCATACGTTATTCCGGTTTCAATTAAATCACACCAATGGTCACGCACATAGGCTTTTTTAAGTGGCTTATCAGATGAAACAACGCACCATGCATCCCCAAGACTAGTAACATATACATACTGCTTTATATTATCTTTTTTAAATATGTTATCTTTAGCCCATACAATGAAATCCTGATCAGCTTCAGTGATTTTATAACCACATTCCTGCTTTGCTGCATATACCGGAGACACACCCACAAACAAGGCACAAACAAAACAAAAGGCAAATGCAAGCAACACATTCCTCATACCCTGCAAATGCCTTTTTTCCTTCCTTTCTTCCATATCATCCCATCCTTTCATTACACAATCTATAAAGCATCTGTGCGCGTGGGGACAGTGCCCCACCGCGCACAACAGACTTTTTATAAGAACTTGTATACAATTCTTGGAATGAGAGATACGCCAATCATTACACCCATAATTGCGATCCCAACCGGAAGAAGAACCCCGAGGTTTTCGTTCAGTGTAGTTGTGATAGGTGCAAGCATTTCTGCCGTCACAAGTGCTCCTTTCATACCGTTACCCCCTTTCCCACGCTAAAACCGCGTGAAATATTCTATATATCGGTAGTAAAGAACACATAAGAGTATGACCACAGCAAATGCCACGATATAATCAAAGTATTCATTGATACGCACCAACAAGCCGTTAATACTTGCAAGAAGCATGTACAGATCATCAAGCGTTACATTACTACCGGTAGTAAGAGCCGAACCGCTGGTTACAACAGCGACAGGGCTACTTGCTAACAACATGGAAATCCACCAGATAAGCACGGTTTCCGGAAAGTTCATAATCAAACTTAATTTCTTTCCCGACATGTGACGGATTCAGTTCATCAACCCTTTCGGCAGGAAGAAAAACTTCCTCAACTTTAGAACCACAACACCCGTTATCAATATCCCTCTGTGAAAAATCACTTACAACCTGCGCAACGCAATAACGTTCCCCTTTCTTGGATGTAAAACGCTTATACCCTACTAATTTACTCATTTTCTTTTCCTCTCTTTCTCTGTGCTTTTTACCGGGCAAATATTTAGTTGTCAAGGTTCGCTTGCGTTTCCGTAAATTTGCTGATAAAATAAAGATTGGAATAATTACTTTATCTATTTACGTGGGTGCATTTAGGTTCCCATCCTAAGTTACAACTAGAGGGTTTCCGGTGCACCCACAACAACCGAGACAACACGTAGATACTTATTAGTATCCAGTAGATATCTACTGATATCTTACATGTATTATAGTACCATAGATATCTATTTATGTCAAGTAGATATCTATAAATATCTTTATATTTTTTAGAGGTGTCTATATGGGCGAATACAAAAATAAAACATATCCGTTACGATTAGATAACAACCTTATGAATAAATTGCGAAAATTAGCAGAACAAGAAGATAGACCGCTTAGCAAACAAATAGAACGCATAGTGCGCGAATATATCCAAGCATATGAACAAGAACATGGAGAAATCAATCCGGACGAGTAAACGGTATTTCATTATCAAGCGCAGGAACAAAACCGCTTATGTATTCGCTACACGTTCCCTCATGCACTCTATCTTTCGTGAATACTTGCACATGATGAATTCGGCGCAAAAATGCATTCCATGTTTCAGATTGTGAACGTTGTATGTCGGTATATTGTTCATTCAATGAGATATTTGAGATTAAGAAAACTTTAGTAAAACATGCTACCTTATTAGCGTATCTACAACGCAATTCGCAAGGATAACCATCTAATAAGTTGAGCATTTCACCTATCTTCATTGACGAGCGGAATTCCTCAAACACAACAACGTCTTGCCCTTTATAGCCATCAAATGCGTGTTCATAATCTGTAATACGGTATACGTTACTATAGCCATATTTTTCCATTACTGACCGAGTTTTACCTGCCCCAGTATCTCCGTATATATACGTTGTATCAAGAGTGCGCCATTCATTTTTAAAACGATCTTCTAATACAATTTGTCTTGCACGTTGTACCTTATCAATATTAAGCAAATACTTAGGATCAGATTCTAATATTTCATAGTCAGTTAATCCCTCTTTAATCATTGCATAAAGGTCAGTTATATCATTCCGTTGCCCTTGACGTTCAACCGGACAATCACCCCATTCCTCTTGCGTACCGTCAACGCGTGTATCTTCTTTTTCGGTATTCGACCACTTGCCCTCTTTGAATACATAACACTTGTTATCATGTGCCGTACCTTTACATACATCAAAGTGCGCGCCCTCAAACCGCTTTTTCAAAGTAGAGAACCGAACCGCACCAGAACAACATATGAAAATGTGTGTGTGGTATGTATCGCCCTCTTTGCCGACTTCATCAGACATACACCAATAAATGCAATTCTTGAACAACTGTAACTGTGCTTTAATTGCATTGTGATTAAATCCCTTTTCACTAGGATTGTTTATAGTAATAAGCCATTTACGACTACGAACATCATTTTGCATAGCTTTTCTCCTCTTTGTCACTGTCACAAAAGTTATTCAACTCATGTGACGAGCCTTTTTGTTGTCTCAGCCCTTGAAAATACAAGGTTTTAGTTTTTTTTGTCACTGTCACAGAAGTCGGGGGTAATACTAACCCCGACTTTCCCATGTTACATAAACAATTCACACACTGTAGATATAATATAAAATCCGTACAATGTTACATACCTAAATACATACATCTAAATCACACCCACTTTCCCCATTATCCAAACAATGCCGACAAATAAAAATGCCCACAAGCTATATGTAATCAAAAATGCTGTAAAAATATCCATTATAAAACCGTTACCTTTCTAAGTAGGCGCGTAAAAAAGTGCACTCCTACCCCATTTTATGTAGATTCCAACTAAAAACAGTTAGGGGATAACCGTGCACACGCGCTTGTAAATATTAAGTTTTTCATATAAAATAAAATGGAACAAAAAAAGATATGAACCAACTATTCGCAAAACCTCCGCTTAGCAAATAGTTGACGGACACACGCGCTCCGTTTTGGTATAATGGATGTCGCACATGGTCAACTACCGCTCCGGCAAGACCTACGCTTTCGCTAAACTACGACAGGTTTTGCGAATAGTTGCATGGATGCCACTATTGCCGTTTCCGCGAACGCCTTGGAATGCCTTTTGCATATTCCATTAATTTAGCACAAGTAAAGGAACCATTATATGAAACTACAACAATTATACAGTTATGTCCGCCAGGCAATTGACGATTACCAGATGATTGCTGATGGTGACAGGATTGCCGTCGGCATTTCCGGAGGAAAAGATTCTCTGACACTTTTATATGCATTATCCGGATTACGCAGATTTTATCCAAAGAAATTTGAATTGGCAGCTTTGACCGTTGATCTGGGATTTGATCATTATGATCTGTCCGAAATCCGGCAGCTTTGTAAAACGCTTGATGTCGAATATCATGTAATCAAAACCAAAATTGGCGAAATTGTTTTTGAAGAACAAAAAGAAAGTTCTCCATGCGCGCTATGTGCAAAAATGCGAAAAGGCGCATTAAATGACTATGCGAGGCAAATTGGATGCAATAAAGTTGCCTATGCGCATCACATGGACGATATCATAGAAACCATGTTTTTATCAATGTTTTATGAAGGACAGTTTTATTCGTTTGCCCCTGTCACCTATTTAGACCGCAGCGGAATCACTGTCATCCGGCCACTGATGTATGTTCCGGAAGCAAATGTCATCGGATTTCTTCATAAATATCATCTTCCCCTTGTGAAAAATCCGTGTCCGGCAGATGGGGAAACCAAACGTGAATATGTCAAACAACTTGTCCGGCAGATTAATTTAGAAAACCCCGGTGTCAAAAAACGCATTTTCCATGCAATATGCACCGGCAGAATAGAAGGGTGGAATATCAATGGAAAACAATGAAAAAGCATATTACGAAAAAGTAGATATTGATAATGAATTAAAACTGCGAAAGCAGCTTGCTGCTCTTCCACCCTACTGCAAACAGTATTTTATAGCAATCGAATCCAAAACCCAGTCACGGACAAGACTTGCCTATGCCTATGATCTTTCCTGTTTTTTCGATTATCTGCATGAAAACAACCCAATTTGCAAAAAAATGACCATTACGGAGATTCCTCTGAGCATTCTGGAAAGCCTAAAACCCATGGATCTGGAAGAATATCTGTATAATTTAAAAGTATATGAAAAGGATGGTATGGCACATACCAACGAGGAACGAGGAATCAAGCGAAAACTCTCCTCTCTCCGCTCCTTTTACAAATATCTGTACAAAAATGAATTTATACAATCGAATCCTGCATCCAAGGTAAGTACCCCGAAAATCCACGACAAAAATATTATCAGGTTAGATGCGGATGAAGTTGCCAATCTGCTTGATGAAGTCGAATCTGGCGAAAATTTAACCAAAAAGCAACAAATGTTCCATGACCGCACAAAAATGCGTGATTTGGCCCTTCTGACGCTTATGCTTGGGACAGGAATCCGTGTCTCGGAATGTGTCGGTCTGGATCTGGATGATGTCGATTTAAAAAACAATGGAATCAAGATCCACCGGAAAGGTGGCGCAGAAGTTGTTGTATACTTCGGAGAGGAAGTCAGAAATGCCCTGTGCGGATATATGGAAGAACGAAAACTGATCACTCCGGTTTCCGGGGATGAAAACGCACTGTTTTTATCTATGCAGAAACGAAGAATCGGAGTCCGCGCAGTGGAAAATCTCGTAAAGAAATACGCAAAACTTGTCACAAACTTAAAGAATATTACCCCACATAAACTGCGAAGCACCTATGGCACCTCTCTTTACCGGGAAACAGGTGATATTTATCTGGTTGCAGATGTCCTTGGTCATAAAGATGTCAATACAACCAAAAAACATTATGCTGCCATTGAAGAGGACAGACGCCGCAGTGCCGCAAAATATGTTCATCTTCGTGAAGACTAA